GGCCATAAGTCATCTACTTGTTGTTTGAAGCCTCTGTGTACTCTACTAATTGTTTCTGCTTTAACAGGAGTTGCTTTTAAGTCTGCTGCTATATCAGCAAATTCTCCAGGTTGTGTACCTCGACAAGCAATTACTAAGTCTAACTTATTCATCAGGCGATATGCTTGTGCTCCTTCCTTGTCATAAAACTCCACAGTAGTAAAGCCAAGCTGTGTTGCTTGACGTTTTACTTCTTTTATGTTACTATATGCTATACTAGATAATTTAGCAAATAGCAAGGACCGTTCGTTGAAACTCATATCTTTAATTGACATTTTAATCAGTTCTCCATTTATATTAATATTTATATCCGCAGAGTACTAAATACTGTATAGGAATAGTAAACCATGAAAAAACGAACTAGAAGTATACTTGATGAACTGAATAACGTCCATGGACGCCGTGACAATGACCATCTTATTGACGCGACAGCCAATAACATTATTGAAAGTGCAATAAACTTGCTGAGTAGAATACATTCTACATATGATGTAGATACAGCAAGCGAACTGGAACGTAGACTAATTAACAGTATCAAATCAAACGACCCGCGTAAATTTAAGCGTAGCATGAATAGAATAATAGAGAGTAAGAAAAATGACAATTCTTAAAGAAGGCGGCAATATATTTAAAACTGACCAAGGTCCTATTACGCAACGCATTGCAACAAAGGATGTGCAAAGCTCGATTGACTTTATAGAAAAGATCACAGGCTTAACATATGACGAGGAAGACTGGTTGGGCACAACTGGAAAGAAAGTTAACCCAGACGGAGAGTTTGAAAAGAACAGCTCCGGTGACTTAGACTTAAACACAGACTCAAACAAAATTAGTAAAGAAAAATTAATTGTTAAACTTACAGCATGGTTAAAAACACAAGGTATTGATGACGCTGAGATTATGAATGTCGGCCGTAAAAAGACAGACGGTTGGATTAAAGACGCAGGTGATCAAGTACACTTCCGTACTCCAATTGCTGGCAATGCTAAAAACGGGTATGTTCAAACAGACTTTATGTTTACTGACAATCCAGATTTCCAGCGTGGAGCCAAGCGTGGAGGAACAGAACAGTTTGGCGGCACAGACAGAGCTATACTACTATCCTCTATTGCAAGAGGACGAGGACTAAAGTTTAGTCCTAAGTTTGGGTTAGTTGATCCTACCAAAGGCGACGAAGTAATTGCTGCTACATGGGATAAAATTGCACCGATACTATTAGGCAAGGGTGCTAAAGAAACAGATACGCATACTGTTGAAACTATGCTTGCAAAACTTAAAAGCGATCCAAACTACGAAGAACTAATTGCTCCTTGGGCAGCAACAATGGCCAAGGCTGGCAAACAAGTACCTGAGTCTAAAACACCAACTGGTTACAAAACACTAGAAGATAAGCAGCTTGCACGGATTAGAGAACTAAGCGGCAATATGCTTAATAGTTCAGTAATGTCATCAGGAAGTTTTATAAGATGAGATATCAAGATTTTCGCACAGCATTAACTGAAGCAGTGTTAACAGAAGAATTTAAAGGACGAGAGTATAATCACTTAGAAGATCTTGTGTTTGTTAAAGGTTCTAAAGGTGCAATAGAAGCAGCAGACATTCTAGACAAGCTAGGTACTGACAGCAGTGACGTTGCAATTAAGTGGGACGGCAATCCAACTATCTATTGGGGACGTGAGCCTAACGGCGAGTTTGTTCTTGTAGGTAAGAATGGTTGGGGACGTAACAAGTCAACAAGCGCAGATGATTTATCACGCTTCATACAAAACTCAGGCAAGGGTGTAGAAGAGCAACCTTGGCGCAAAGACTTCGGCGAAGAGATGGCAGAAGTATTTGAACTAATGAAAGCATCAACTCCAGGAGGCTTCCGCGGATATGTTTATGGTGACTTGCTATACAGTCCACGCAAGCCTTTTACAGCAACTAAAGGCGCAGTAGAATTTGAACCAAACAAAGTCAAGTACACAGTTGAAACGAATGGCCAACTCGGTGGGCGCATAGCGAACTCAAAAGTTGGTGTAGTAGTTCACACAAAACTTGAAGAGTTTGGTTCAAAGTCTGCAACTCCTTTTAAGGATGTGCAAGAACTTAACAGTCGAGACGTAGTAGTACTAGGTCAAACTTATGTTACACACCAACCTAAGGTCGATACAACAGAAGTTAAAAGTATTAGAGCTACAGCAGCAAAGACTGCACAATTAGTTGACGCCTTCCTTGCTCCTGTTAAAGGACTAAGTGATATGAAGAACATCATTTATACATATGTTAATCATATGACACGCACACAACAGTTAAAGAACATTGAAAATGGGTTTTTTGATTGGCTAGGCGCATCTAAGGTAAGTACTAACAAGCAAGCAAAGATTGCAGAGATGAATACAGCAAGCCCTAAGGCATTGCCTGCATTGTTTAATCTTGTAAAACAGATCATGATTGTAAAGGATCATATTATTGATCAGTTAGATAGTGCTCCTGCTGATGTAACAGCAACAACAAAAGGTGAGAAGGGCGGCGAAGGATACGTTGCTCTAGGATCAAAGACTAAACTAGTGCCGCGTCAGCGTTGGCAACCAAATTAAGGAATAGACAATGAAAATTAATGAAGTAACAGAAGTCCAGTATGATGGTTCGGATTATGCAAGGAAAGTTATTACTCCTTTAGGACAAAAGATGAATCGACTAGGCCACGGCACCGGCGAACAAGGTAGTCTTAAAGGTATGACTGACGACGAACTAAGACGCTTAGATGACCTTTTAAAAGTCGGTGATGTATTAGCTTCTGTTGGAACATCATTTGGTCCACACGATCCAGGCAAGCCGCTGCCAGGTATGCAGCCTCGAGAATCTCTTGCAAAAATGTTTGTAGATGTTGCTAAGAAGTCTGGAGTTGAAGTTTCTAAAGTTAAAGAGCTTATTAAGTTCACACAAGATGCAGAAGACGTTAAACCTAAAATGGCAGAGCCAGCTAAAGCTGATGAACCAGAAGATGACGAGTTCGCAGCGCCCACTGATGATGATGGCGCAGCAGATAGAGCAGCAAGATTAGCGACAAAGTAATGACTGACAAGTTTACAGCAGCACAATGGGCAGAACTAGAAGGCAGTCATGAAATGACTACTACTAAGGAAGCGCCATTTTCTTTTATTAAAGACATACACGAATCACGTATGACTAAAGACAATGGTAGCTCACAAAAGCTAACGTATACTGACTGCGGCGAACGTATGTACCTAACACTTCTTGCACTAGAAACTATGCGACAGTATCCAGACTTTAAAGCTTATGTACAACGCTATTGTAAAAAGACTGCTGGTTTTGAATTATACAAATATTATCGTGTTATGGGAACAGACCTTTATAACTTTACATACTTCCTAGTAGGCGGAGGACCAGCGCAAGATAAGCTTAAAGATCCTGAGTCAGCTAAACGTATGCGAGCAACAACAAAGCTACCGTTACCTGCAATTAATAGATACATTAATGCTCTTGCACAAGGCAAAACTCCTTCACAAGTAAACAGTATGTTTATGGCAATTGAATCAGCAATTAAAGTTTCCAACAGTGACTACAAAGCAATACGTAGAAACTTAGTTAACTTCGCTAGACTTACTAAAGCTGAGAAGCGTTTGATATCAACACGCCTTATATTTGCTGTTCGTGCAAAACTACGCAGTTCAGATATTATTGAAGACTTTGAGAAGTTTGCATCAGTTAAAAATCTAGAAAAAGCAAGTGTAATAGATCCGGAACCAACTGTATCGACACCTGACCTAAGTACATCTGGTGCCGAACTAGCATTATATAGATACCTAGTAGGTGACAAGAACTTAGGGCTTACTAAAAAGTTTTTAGATCAAGCAAAGAACGGTCAAGCAGCTAGTGCAAATATGGTACAGGCATACTTGCCAGCTATTAAAATGATAGATGATATTGTAAAAGGCGGTCCTGCAATGGTTCAACAGCTAAGAGCAGTTCATAAGAGAGCTAAAAGGACCTAACAAGACACCAATTTATCTATTAAATGATAAATAATATTATACAAGTAAGAAGAGAATCTTACTTGCCATTAGATCATAGGAGAATATAAAATGGCTACAGTAGCAACAAACGCAACAGCAAAAGCAGGTAACGGTTTAGGTCCACGTACTAGAATCATTAATGCAGCAAAAACTAACATGACTCAAGCAGAATTTGACGCATTAGTACTTTACATGTCAGCAGGTGATGTACAAGGAACTAACGATGCACATACTATCACAGGTATTAGTGTATTAACAGAAGCAGGTGTTTTCACAGGCGGAACAACTGATGCAGTACAAATTGCAATTCAAGGCACAGGCGTACTAACAGCAGCAGCTAACTACGGTTTAGGCAACACTGGTATTACAACTACGCTAGTTGCTGAGTTTATTGACTAAATTCTAACTACCTTAGAATCGTGATATACGGCCGTAAGGCAGGCGTCACACTAAACAGTCACTTTAACGAGTGACTGTTTTTTTATGGCTTAAATACAGTATGAGATTTATATTACACACGCTAGTCGACATAACTGAAACACACGCCCGTCGTGGCGAGGATCCTAAACTTCATCGTCAACAACAAAACTTCCTTACAGTGATGCAAACAATAGGGTTACGAGTTAATCCAGAATACGTAGGTTCACCGAAAGTTATTAACGATATTCCCACAAAATACAATCTAGGAAGTAGTTATAAAACTAAGCAAAGTATATGGAAATATGTATTTGATATGGAATATGAAGACGCACTAGATATTGAAACACTAGTAAATGACTTTGATTTAATACCAATTATTACAGAGTTAGATGAAACTGCAACGTTTGATAATGCACATTTCATTACCAAAAATAACGCTAAATGCAATATAATTTTTAGTCTTGATGATAAATAACTTTGTAGCTTAACATCTACAAGGCAATCTAAATCACTACAGCAAGGCTAACTTACAGTTACTTAAACAGCAGGCACCCACGATAACACGGGTGATAGAGGATTAAAATGGCCACAGATTTAGAGCGACAGAATTTAGAAGCACACGTAGACTTATGCGCACAACGGTATGATGTTTTAGAATCACGCTTATCTAATGTAGAAACAAAAGTAGACGCAATACATGTTGCAATCAGCGCAGGACAGCAGTCAATGACAAAGGTTATTATAGGATCAGCAGGAACTATAGTAGCAGGATTGCTATCAACAATAATCGTTTTAATAATGCAGTAACCCACCGCTCACGATAAATAACTATATGTTATTAAGAGAGCTTTTACATCACACCACAACAGAAGACTTAGAAGAAGGTCAAACTTGGGCACGTTCTGGAAAGAAAGTAGTCCGTAAATACCGTTGTTCGAGTGGTCCCCGAAAAAATAGAATCGTAGCTAAAATGGCACAGTGCTTTGCAGCACCTGACATTAAGAAGCGTATGAACTTCAAGAAGACAAAAGCACGTCTCGGCGCTAAGATGGTACGTAAAGCAAAGAAGACTAAGCGTATCAATCCAGCAAGTAAACGAGTGCAAGCACTTAATCGGAAGAGAAGATAATGTTATTGCGTAATTTTTACAGCGACGATATTAATGAAGGTGTTACTACTATCTTTGGTAAGAAGGGTAACAAAACTGTTCGGAAGTATCGTTGCACTAGTGGCACACGCAAAGGGCGTATAGTTGCTAAAGCAGCAACGTGTAATGCTCCTAAAAATATGAAAGCGTCAAACACACTAAAGAAAACTAGACGTAGTAAAGGCTCAGTGATAAATACCAAGGCATCACGCACTAAACGTACAAACCCAGCAAGTCAAAGATTAAAAAGAATGAATACTGGACGTAGAACAATAAGTAAAACTAAGCGCAGGGGTAGTAGAATATGAGATTACATGAAATAGGTGGCGGCATACCTGGAGCAACACCTCCTGGGCAAGAAACAACTGCACCACAAACAAACGGTAGCACAGTAGGAGCACCGACAGACCCTAATGCACAAGCACAATTGAATCCAGCAGCAGCTAAAAAGCAGCAACAGGATCAAAAGAAAACAATACAAGCACAGATTAAATCAACACAAGCACAACTAAAAGGACTGCAACAGCAGTTAGCATCAATAAGATGAAAATTAACGAGCTTATTAAGAGTACATATACGACTAACGAGGAGAACGATCTCCTAGAAACTCTCAGTAAGCCAGCGCCTCTATCAACATTTATAGAGAGAGAACAAGTCATTATCAGTAACTTAATTCGTAAAAGTATCATAAGTAAAGTACGACACAACGGAACAGTAATGGTGATGAGAAATGACATCTGAAAAGCTTTTAAATGATCTGGAAGAAATTGTTAATAAAGGACTTGAAGACAGTGCTATCCCTTATGCTAAAGGTAATAGTATTAGAATCAAACATATCATTATACGTAAGAGTCCTAAAGGCTACTTAATATATGATGCTAAAGAGAACAAACAAGTAGTAAGAGTATACTTTAAATCTACAGCAGTTGCTATTGCAAAGAATCTTGCACAAGGCAACGACATTACTGATAAGATTTTAGAGTTTGAAGAAATAATGTTAAAACATTATAATGATGCAGTGTTTTACAAGAACGCTATCAAGAAGTCAACTGACCCTTTCAAAATAGAAATACGAGAAACCAGGTTAGATGTAGCTATACAAGAGTCGCAGCGGGTGCGTAGCCTTTTAGACAGGTTTATTTTTTGTTAGTGATAAATATAATATAGAACACCTATCAACGGGAAGAGATTAACATGCAAATTAGAGAATTTTCAAAGCCAGTAACGGCCTCCAAACTAAACGAAAGCCTAGCTAAACGCTTTGGTTCAACAATTGACATTGATCAGTTTACTACTGAGCAACTACAAGACGCTCGTAACAAAGTACGTACTAAAGTATTCAATGTAGAAACTACAGAAAGTTTCGATCAAGTACAAAAGACAGACTACAGTAAGAACAAAATGTTCCTAGATGTGCTAAACGCAGCACTACACGAACGTGATGATGTTTCTGTTGCAATCGACGAAGCCATTGAAGGCTTGACGGAAGGCGAAGAAGACAAAGCAGAACTAGTAATGGCAGCTAAAGATATGGTTGACCGTTTAACTGGTTGGATGGAAGACACAGCAGAAATGCAAACTGAATCCATGTTAGAATTAGCTGATGCTATCCGTGACGAAATGGGAAGTGAAGCAAGTGAAGCATTTACTGCTACAGTTAAGCCAGCACTAGAAGCAATGTATGGCGTGATGGAAACAACACGTATTGCACTAACAGGCGGCGTTGGCATGCTAACAGGCGAAGCTGAGCCAATGGATGCTATGGGTGCTGAAGAGCCAGACATGGACGGCGAAATGGATATGGAACCAACTGTTGATGGCGACATGGATATGGAAGTTCCAGCAGAAGACGACTTTGGTGCAGCAGACGCAGCAGCAGGCGGCGAAGAGCTAGGCGGACGTGAGAAGCGTGAGTCGAAGCAACATTCAAAAAAAAAGCTAAAGTAACCGAAGCCGTAGATAGTGATACTATCTACGCTTTATTAAGACAACAAGAAGCAGCCGGTATGGCTGCTTTATCTATTATGAAGCTCGACAAATATATGCGCAATCAAGGCGAAGGCAACTTTGATTACGACTCGTTCAAAGCAATGTACGATGCAGATCCTAGAATACAGCAACTAGTTACTAATTTTGATCAAGAGAAAATTGAATTTAAAGGCAGTGAAGTAGATGATGTAGAAGGATTACCAGGAAATCCAGGCGCACCCAGCGATAAAGTAGGTAATATGGCTAGAAATGCCACAGATGTCGGTGCAGAGCTATGATAGATCCAGATCACACCTATAGAAAACGAATTCTAAAATAGAAATAACGCTTGACAAAGCTCTTAATTGGTGTTATACTATACATTAATTAGGAGCTTTTTAATGACTGAACGAACACACGAAGATATTGTTAAAAGCATTGTCGAAGCAATGGAAATGTATGTTGCGCCATCAGTAGCACAACACGGCGGTGAAGTTAACTTTACTAGTTTTAAAGACGGCAATGTAGTTGTCCAACTAAGTGGAGCATGTTCAGGCTGTTCCGGTAGTACAGATACATTAAAACACGGCATCGAACAAATGCTTACACATTTAATTCCAGAAGTAACTTCCGTCCAAGGAATTGATGACCCAAACTCTATAGTAGATCCATATATGACATCAGACCCATTTAACGATCCGTTCAGTGATCCGTTCAGTGATCCGTTTGCGATGCAAGAAATGTATAGGCAGAATAATTTTAAAGGAGAAGACTCTTGAGTCTCATTATTGAGAAGTACAAGTACGAAAAACTACAACGTGTTGAAGTTAATGGTAAGCGCCGTTATGCAGCACCAGGTGGTCCGCCAGTAGCTAGTGTAACAACTATTCTTAGTGGAACTAAAGATATGTCGCATCTCATTGCTTGGAAGAAGCGTGTAGGCGAACAGAAAGCACAAGAGATTGTAACTGAAGCTGCTGGTGTAGGCACACGGATGCACAAGTATCTTGAAGACTATGTGGACAATGGAGTATGGACAGAAAGCCCAGGCAGTAATCCGTATTCTAAGAAGGCATATCGCATGGCAGAAGTTATCCGTGACGAAGCAATGTGTCACGTAGACGAGATTTGGGGCAGTGAAGTTCCGCTTTATGTTCCAGGCATCTTTGCAGGTACTACTGACTTAGTTGGACAGTACAAAGGCGAAGCTTGCATTATGGACTTTAAACAAACAAACAAGCCTAAGAAGCCAGAGTGGGTAGAAGATTATTACCTACAGATGACTGCTTATGCACTAGGTCATAATGAAATACATGGTACTGATATCCGTGAAGGACATATCTTTATGTGCAGTCGAGGTGATGACGGAGTCATACTTGGAGGCGAGACATATCAGCAATTTGACCTATGGCCAGATGAATTTGATGACTGGGCACAAGAATGGTGGAAACGCTGCGAGCAATACTATGAGAAGAACGGCTAAATATTACTAACAGTATATCAGGAGTTAAAGTATGGCCGTAGTTTCCATTAGTCGAATACAAGTTCGAAGAGGACAAAAAAACGTAGGTAGCGGATTACCACAGTTAGCCAGCGGAGAGTTTGGTTGGGCAGTGGATTCACAAGAACTTTACATAGGTAACGGAGCAGTTAGTGAAGGGTCGCCATTTGTAGGCAACACTAAGATGCTTAGTCAACATGATAACCTATTTGAGTTTGCAAACACTTATTCATATAGAAAGAGCTTAAATGTACAAACAGGAGCTTCACCAAATTCTCCTATACTACGCACATTACAAGCTAGACTAGATGACAGAGTAAGTATTCGTTCTTTTGGTGCAAACGGTGACGGCACCGACCAAACAGTAGCAATACAACGTGCAGTAGATCAGCTATACTTAAATGCAAGTAACAAAGGAACAACTCAAGCAAGAGTCGAACTTATACTAGAAGCTGGTGAATACAATATTGCCAGCTCTATTAAACTTCCTCCGTTTGCAACAATCCGTGGTGCAGGTGCAGATAAGACTGTTATTAACGCAGGCGCACACTCAGCATTTACAACAGTAAATGAAACAAGTACTCCTGGTGTATATGCAGCCGATAGCACAAGTACAACTCTTAACCAAGCAAGAAACATTAATATTTCAGGACTAACAATTAATAGTACATTAGGTCCTTGTCTAGACTTGGTAAGTTGCAAGGACAGCACATTTACAGACTTGATAATAAAAGGTGTCTACACATTAGGCGGAGCTGTTCCTGGAGCAATGATTGGAATAAAACTTACAGCATTAAGTACAGCAGTTAGTTCAAACAATAATGTATTTGATAATGTTCAAGTAAAGAATTTTGCTTCAGCAGTTGCAGCAGATAATGATATAAAAGACAATGTATGGACAGAATGTGCATTTGATACACTGTATCAAGGATTTATGCTTGGCCAATTTACAATCTTAGGCACCAGTGGTATGTTAACAGGTCCTATTAACAATACAATAACTAAGTCTACCTTTAGAGATATATATTCATATGCAATAAAAGTAGCAGCAGGTACTGAAAATGTTAGTAAAGATAATAAATTTTATAACATAGGCAATGTTGGCGGCAGCGCATTACTTGTTGCAGGTCCAGTTATTGAATTTATTAGTATTAAAAATTCAAGTGTAGGAGATTGGTTCCAACGTAGTGAAGAACTAGGTTACAATGAAACATATAAGAACGGCGTTGTTTATCACCCAGAAGTAAAAGGCCCTGCCATTACAGAATTTAATACTACACACAAGATTTCTATTACACAATCAGGTGAGTATACTAAGCTGTTTAGGCTACCTGCAGAAACTAACAAAGGATACGAAATAGACTACATCTATAAAAGTGCGTTGGCAGGAACTAGATCTGGCACAATGACACTAGTTGTCGATCCGACAGCAGCAACATACAATTTTTCTGATGATTATGAATATATTGGCAACGAAGGCGTGTATGGCAACAACTTAAAATTTAAAGCACAAACTTATGACGAAAATGCTTCAGGAGGGGTTGACACAATAGCCATCATGATGTTAAACTTAACTAGCAGCGATGATGCTGTGCTACATTATAAAGTAAAAACTAAATCTTAAAATAAGATGGACTAAATGTTTGAAAAACAATATGAAGAACGAATGGCTTTGTGGAGAGAGTTTCGTTCTAGTTTAGAGACTTCTCCAGACCCAATACAGGCAGCAATCGATTTTTATAATCAAGCACCTGTGAGTAAATTAGCAACCGACCCGTTTGATCGAAACTCCTGGCCCAACCCGTGGGAATTATTAGAGGAAAATAATTATTGTTCCTTTGTAAAGATACTTGCGATTTGTTACACCTTGCAGTTAACTGATGTTTTAAAACGGTCCAATTACGAGATACATATAACACGAGACTACAAAAACTCAGAGACATATTACTTACTTTATGTTGGAGACACCGTAGTTGGTTTCACTGGAGAATCGCATGTTCATAGAGATAAATTGCCCAGCACTTTACGCTCTGAATGTGTCTATTCTCTATCCCTATAACAATAAATATCTAACATAAAGAGGAAAACGAATGATTCAAGAAATGCAACTCACCAAGCGGCATGGAGCCAAAGAGCTATTAGATATCGAAAAATTACACAAAGTTGTGTTTTATGCATGTGAAGGTATTACTGGTGTTAGTCCGAGTGAAGTAGAAATTAAAAGTCAAATCCAATTCTATAATGGAATGACTACAAAAGAGATCCAAGAAACATTAATTAAAGCAGCCGCAGACCTTATTACTGAAGAGACTCCTAACTATCAATATGTTGGTGGCAGACTTATCAATTATGCATTGCGTAAAGAAGTATACGGCAAATATGATCCTTGTTCAGTTAAAGAATTAGTAGATCGCAATACAATTAACGGATTTTACGATGCAGAACTAGCTACAAAATACACCGATGAAGAGTGGAAGAAAATTGACACAATTGTTAAGCATGAGCGTGATGAGAACTTAACTTATGTTGCTATGGAACAACTACGCGGAAAGTATCTAGTACAAAATAGAGTTACTAGCGATGTATTTGAAACACCGCAGATGTGCTATGTTCTTATTGCAGCAAGTTTATTCCAAGACTATCCAACAGACACAAGACTGCAATGGGTAAAGGACTATTATGATGCTATTAGTTTGCATGACATTAGTTTGCCTACTCCTATTATGGCTGGCGTCCGTACTCCACAACGTCAATTCAGCAGTTGCGTACTAATTGAGACAGATGACAGTCTTGATAGCATTAATGCTACTTCTAGTGCTATCGTAAAGTATGTCTCCCAAAAAGCAGGCATTGGTATCGGAGGAGGCAACATACGTGCTATTGGTTCTCCTATACGTAAAGGTGACGCATATCACACAGGTATCATTCCGTTCTACAAGCATTTCCAAT